TTAAAAATAGTCATGTCTCTTTCTTCCAGTTTTGCCTGTATTTTGCCGAATTCGATTCTAAGTATAGTCAGTTCCTCTCCGTTCATTTATTCTCCTAATAATTCTGTCATTTTTGTTTCGTAACATTTGTAGCAAATTTTCGGTATTTTCTTATGTGTTCTCTTTCTCTGCTTTCTTAATAATTCAATTTCATCTGAGGTTAAATCATTACCGCAAGATTTGCATTTTATTTGCTCTTCTTCTTTTAAGAATATTTCTGTGAATATCACAACTGCTAATCCAAACAAAAAAGTTATAGCCATAATACAGATTATAAACATATTTATTCTCCTATTTTCTTTTTATATAAACAGGATATTCTATATGCCCAAAATAATTCCTTCCTTGCTTCTTATGTTTTACTTCAACTTCAAGATAAGTCTTTATATTCGTTAATGACTGTCCTGTAATTGTATCGGGATTTTTTAGTAGTTCCTTTCCTATTTCTTCTATTTTATCTACATTAGTTGATAGTTGATTTATGTCATTCATTATTAATTGAAATGTAGTCAGTGGAATAAGTTCAGGAGTTACTGTCCCTGTAGATTTTTCCTGTCCATAAATAATAGAAGTAAAAAACATCAATAAAAATACTATAATAATCATTGGCTCCTCGGATTTCTGTAGTATATGTGTTCTATCTCTGCTGCTGATAATACTCTGTTGAAAACTGCTGCTTCATCAATATATCCTTTCATACTCCTGTCTGCGTCAGTTACTAAGAAATTATAACCTAATATTAAGTCATAACTGTTTGGACTGCCAGTCAGTGCATAAGGGCCATACGACAATACAGAATTTATATATATTTGTGTCCAATTATTGGATTTTGCTACCCAAGCTACGTGTGTCCATGTATCATAACCAATTACATTCGCTACCGTATCTACTGTCTGGTAAAGTTGACCTCCTGTGTGAGTTAAATCCAATCTTATATTTCCTAATATATTGCGAAATGTTCTATTGTCTCCAACAGTTCCCATAATTCCAGCATATATTCCCGAACCAGCATTAAAATTTACCCAAAAGACATACGTGAAATCACCAGCAGGCATGGTAAGATTGGTAGGCACTCCTGTATTAATCCCGTCATAATATACACAATTGCTAATTTTTCCAGTGACCCAAGTTGAGGAAGCTGAAAGCGTGCCTGTGCTTCCCACAACAGTGTCATAAATATAATTGCCCGAACCTTCATTTATGTGGAATAGACCAACCAGTCCTGAAATAGAATTAAGACCGAACTGACAGATAGTCTGAGGTTCAACCGCAAAACTAAAAGAACAGAGCAATGAAATTATTCCTGTTTTCCATAGAGAGTTACACATATGGGGTCTCCTCCGGGGAATGTTCCGCAAATTTCTCCTATGTCTAATCTTATCACATAATTTGCTTTTAAAACAGGGTCTCTAAAATCAGTCGTCTCAGTCCAACAAGTACCACTTGCTATTTGTAGAGAATAAGTTGAGTTCATTATAGTCTCAAAAGGACTCTGGGGAATTCCTGATGAAATCTGTATATCAAAATTCAAATCACCCGTTCCTCTCGGATATGTCCCATCTGCCGTTACTGTAGCCATTGCGGAAGCGAGGGTTATTTGATAACTAAGCGGTCCGAAATAGGCTATCCCGGTTGTTATATAAGCGTCTCCAGGGATATAGAAATTTATAACTTCTCCTGCAATCCCGCCTGCTCCACCTGCTTCTATTCCTGTCAGATTGGAGCCATCTCCGTAGAAAGTAGTCGCAGAAGAATATCCGTTTGTATATACGTCAGTGCTGAATTCATTTCTGAACATTGTAGAATTATAGCTTTGATAGACAAGAGGATTAGTTGATATTCTACAGTCGCCATCTACCGCTACAATTCCAGTAATGCCAGTTCCGTCTCCGAATAAGTTAGTAAATCTTCCATCAATCGCCTCGACAGTTCCTGAACCTCGCAATATGACATAAACAGTCTGAGTAGAAATCCCTATTTGAAAAGTATCGACACGAGTAAAAATCGCCTTTCCGGTTGTCGTGGAATAATCCACTTTTGTTGTTTGCACAAAAATTTCAGAATAACTTATTGAATACAAAAACATCAAAAACAGAATCAAGAAAAGTTTTTTCATTGTTGCTCCTTATGTTTTAATTATATAATTCAATGCCTGATAAGCATTTAATACATCTTGTGTTGCTGATAATACTATATCTGTATTTTCACCAAATTGATGGACATGGTCTACATGTGAAACAGTTACCCCTGTGCCAGATTGTACTGTATGTTGTAAATTACCAGCATCTGTAAATCCAGTAACATTATGTAAATGACTTAAATCTTTTGTATTGCTTCCACCTGTTGAACCTAATGCTTTTGTTCCTGATTTTCCTATTGGAAATTTGTCCTGTAAATTAGGTAAATTGAAATTTAAACCACTACCACCAAATGAATATCCTATCACAGCGTGTAATTCTGGGTAGGCTAACACGCCAACAGATTGTCCTTGACATAACAACCAACCCGTTGGAGCGGTTGCTCCTCCATATAAAACTAACATTCCAGTAAAATTACTTGCTAAAATAGCATCTCCTGCTTTTATTGCCATATATCTTTCTCCTTACCAAGCAAATTCTTGAACGATTGTTAAAGTTAATAGTGTCGTTTTTGTTCTATTTATTGCTACTCGATTAAACATAGTTCCTGTATCAGCGTCGCCAGTTGCATCTTCGCCAGTCCACGCCGCTTCTCTCAAAGTAGCATTTGCTTCTGAACTATTGAAAAATCCTCTCAATTCTAAAGTAGTTCCTGATATTGAAGTTGCTCCTGATATTGCTACTCTTTCAACTTCCGCTTCAAGCGTTGTGTCTCCGATTGCAGGAGCAGTCGTGCCAGTTCCTACTGCCAAATAAGTTATCATTCCCTCGTTGGCTTTTGTTCCTGCATTTTTTAGTCTTCTTAAAATAGCAACTTTACCAGCAGTAGTAATAAGATTATTATACCATTCAGAAATTTCTATTTCACCAGTCTTTATATTCTGCAAAATCAATTTCATTCTGCCTTTCAAAAAAAGCAATTCTTTTTTAGGCTTTATTATAATATGTTCTGGTCTTATTATTTCCATATTATCCCCACTGTGCTTCGTCCCATATACCCTGGTTTGCGTCTACTCCCCAAGTATAAGGATTATCATCTATATTTCTTTCTACAAATGTGGGAGTCGCATCACTTATCAAAACAGTTTCACTTGCCAGTTTTATCAAGTCATGCAATGTGTCCTCTTCCCTTATTCTCAACTGCTTTCCTGAATCATATAATTCAATCAGAAATTCCGCCAGTCCTTTCAGCCTTGTCGCGAATACTATGTCATATCCGAAAGTAGTTCCGTCTGCTCTCATTGTTTCTGTTACTTTCTGAATTAAAAATTGCCTGTTAGGATATCTTCTCAAGGACATATTGACTGTTAATAACTGTCCAGACCTATATCCTGATTGGTCTGTCCAGTAAGAACCCTGTATCATGGGATTGCTATATTCACTTAATTCTGCCTGTCCTCTCTCGTGCGCTGCGGCTACTGTATCAATCGTTTCATCACGAACAGGATGCATATGAACCCCGTCTCCGCCTTCTATTTTAATGAGTGCATCAATAGAATTCTGGTCATCATCCTGAGTCTTAACTCTGATTTCTCTATCATAATTTATTTTTAGAATATGTCCGTTGGCTAATTTCGCAAGGTCGAGATTTCTCAATGTTCCCTCAACCGCATTCACTACAAAATCATATCCGGTAGTATCTATATTATCAATTCCGACTGTCTTTTCCACGAATCCTGCACCTACATCAACGAATGCCTGAACGTCGCCACGAGGCAAATATTTCGTTTTGAATGATGTCTCCTCTCCGTCTGCCACCCTTATATCCTTGTCATCATAGGGGTCTAAATATATTCCACCTGTCACTATTATTCTATTTCTCAACTGAGAATCATCAACCTTGATTCGTAAATTCTTATAATGCCCTGTAGTGTTTATGTCTTCTGTCAATTCATAAGGAGCTTCATTTTCTTCTGAACCAGCGAACAGATGAATATCCCTGTCATAATCAACATAAAAATCTCTTCCTATTCTGCGAGCAATTTCTTTTATTGCCTGACCGCAAGGAACTTCATTGAACGAAATAAATGATATAGTCACGTCACTTGAAACATTGTTTGCAGAAAATTCAGTAGCAAAATTAGTCACTATGTCATTCACTATATAATTTTCTGTCTTATCTGTATAAGTCTGAATCACGTGCTTGTTGTTCAATCTATGACTGTAATCGTAACATTCTATATAATAAGTAAATTTTGTGCTTCCAGGGGCATCTTCAATCGGCAATGCACTTTTAATATGTCCTCCGAAACATTTAACAGGAACTGCACTGACAGAACTTTTTTTGAATATAATCACTTCTTCCCCTTGAGTAGGCTGAACAGTTCCGTCTTCATCATA